GGTGTATAGTGTAAGCATACAAAATAATATGCCAAAAACACTTATTAAATTTAAAGAGCCGAAAGGTAATGAAGCGAAACAGTATCCAACCTGTTGTTCCTATAAGTGGGGATTGGCACGTTTCATTACCTCTCGGTTTTTTTAATTGAAAAAAATATATGGCACAAAGACGAATGTTTAGTCAAAAAATAGTAGGCAGCGATGCTTTTATTGAAATGCCAGTATCAGCTAGAGAGCTATACTTTCAGCTTGGTATGTATTCTGATGATGATGGTTTTATTAACCCCAAAAAGATTATTAGAATGCTAGGTGCTTCAGATGACGATTTGAAGATACTAATTGGTAAGAGATTTGTTCTACAATTTGAGAATGGTGTAGTGGTGATAAAACACTGGAAAATTAATAATCTAATTAGAAAAGACTTCTACGAGGAAACTATTTATGTTGAACAAAAAAAACAGCTAACATTAAAAGAAAATAAAGCATATACCGATAATGTTAACAATTTGTTAACACAGTATAGTATAGATAAGGTTAGTATAGATAAGATTAATACAGAGAGAGTAGTTAAAACTACTCCACAAAACCTACACATAGATTCTTCAATAATTGAAAAACTAAAACAAAAGGGATTTCCAACTGAACTAGTTGATTTAGAGATTAAAAAGTTTATATCTTATTGGACTGAAACAAATCAACGTGGAAAGCAACGCTGGCAAGGACAAAAGTTTTTTGATGTTAGTAGGAGATTAGCTACTTGGTTTAGTAGAATTGCTACTGATTATAATAAAAATCAACCTAAAACTATTAATTTAGATAATTTATAAATATATGCAACAACTAACAACCGAGCCAAAAACTCACGTTATTATCACTTGGAATAAAGGTGAATATTACATAACCAAAAGACAAAATGATGCCATTGTATTAATGGGATTAAACGATAGAATAACTGTTGATGGTAATACAATTTTCGGTAAATCAATAGCAGAAGTAATAACAGCAGAGGAAAAAACAAGGCGTGATTATGATATAAAAACAACTATAACACCTGATTATTATAAGGATTTTACTGGTATTGATAAAACATTATCAAACTTTAGCCCAGAACGTCGTAAGAGAGCTATGGAAAAAGTGCGAGCTGGTTTTTTAAAAAACTTTGAAGGCAGGGAAATGGCATATCAGGCAAAATTAGTTTTAAAAAATATGGACTATAGAATCGGTACAGCGGAGTGGTAATAGAATTGTTTGTAGGGCGATTCTAACCACCCTAGTAAGTTTTAAATACGTTTTAGGTAAAACCATACCTCTAAGCATAAAATAATTATTATAGGGCAATTTAAAGTCATAAAGTTATTAACAGTTTACCTATTTACAAAACTATTTATTTAGTATAGTATATAGCTATATGGAAACTAACAACCGAGAAAAAATACAAGCTATAAAAACTAAGTTTAACACTGGGCTAATCACTTATGATGAAATGTTAGTTTTAGCACAGCCAATTATTAATAATATTAATAAGTTAGGTAAAGAAACAGCAAAAAAATATGGTAAAAAATTTAATAATTTTAAATCAAATTATATTTTAAGATAAAAATATGTCCGAATTAGAAATAAATGAAAGCACTGGTGCTTTACGAAAAAGGTTTATAGAACCACCATTTAGCATATTAGACACAAAAAGTGGTAGTTGGCGTGAACGTAAAAATAAATGGTTAGAACTTGGTATCAAAGGAGAAGAAGGTCGTGATGCTGAATGTCTTATTGGTGAAAATGATTCTGATTATATGCCTAGTATGAAATCAGGAACTAGTATATTTGACCCAGCTCTTTGTGAAATTATGTATAAGTGGTTTTGCCCTGACGGTGGCAATATACTTGACCCATTTGCTGGTGGTAGTGTTAGAGGTATAGTAGCTCATAATTTAGGTTATAAATATTTAGGAGTAGAACTTAGACAAGAGCAGGTAAGTGCCAACATAGAACAAGCTAATATAATACTACCCAATAACCAACCTAAATGGATTTGTGGTGATAGTAATAAAGTTTTAGATACTATAAATGAAGAGTTTGATTTTATTTTTAGTTGCCCACCATATGCTGACCTAGAAGTATATTCAAATTTAGAAGATGATTTATCTAATATGGATTATCAAGACTTTTTACTTGCTTATAGGTCAATAATTAACAAGGCAGTAAATAAACTAAAAACAGGTCATTTAGCTGTATTTGTAGTAGGTGATGTTAGAGATAAAGACGGTTATTATTATGATTTTATTAGTGATACTAAAAAAGCTTTTATTGATAGTGGTGCAAGACTTTATAATGAAGCGATACTGTTAGACCCAATTGGAACTGCAATGATTAGGGCTAATAACTCAATGGGTAGTAAAAAGCTAGTAAAAGTTCACCAAAACATACTTTGTTTTAAAAAAGTTGGTGAAATGCCTGATACTTTAAATAAAAAAATAGTTCTTGATTATATAAATAGATGTACTGATTGCAAGGGTAAAATAGTTAGAACTAATAGTGGTAGAACGTGCCAAGATTGCTTTAAAGATTACTAATAAAAAAATATGTATAGAAATAGAAAGATTGAACGAAATAAAATGGTAGTAATGCTAATTAATAAAGGATTAACCTATGTAAAAATAGGTAAGATTTTTAATATTACTTCATCACGAGTTAAGGATATTAATAAGGTTCATAATTGTCAGTTATTTAAAGATGAAGCGGTTAAATGCGTAAACTGCGGATTAGAAGCTTATGGTGATTTTAGTAATAACCAATTTTTGTTTGGAGATGACCCAATAAATATCTGTATGCCTTGTGTCAAGATGTTTAGGGCTGGGGATAAGTCAAAGTAGTTTTTTAAAATAGTTAATTTCATTGGGGTTTTTAAACATTGTAAAGTAGTATTACCTATTTACAAATTAAAATACCTGTGCTATGATGTAAATAGATGATTGACTGGCTCTTGAGAGAATATCAATAAAACTTAAAAAACTTTAGAGACAGTATTTTACTCGGAGCTGGTCAATTACTATAGATTGTTTATTAACAACTTAATAGGGGACTAAAAAACTTTATGACTTATAATGAACTAGGCAACATTTTAACAAAGGTTGCTAACAAGCATTTTAACGGAACAACTGGAAAAATAAAAACTAACACTATAAACATAGCACTAACAGATAGAGAGGTTAGTAAAATACTTCAAACACTTTCCTATGGTATGTATGAATTAGATACCAAGGATAGTTATGAGAAAAAAGAGAATAAGTTTATCAAAGGAATTATTGATAAGATTGCTAGACAAAGATAATCGCATTTAATTAATCGCAGTCAGTCAAAGCTAGGTAAGGGTTTAAGCGATTAGACTCAAAGCCTAGCCCTGACTGATTTACACCCCCCCCTATTAAGTTGCTAATTAATAATCAAATATTATATGGAAAATTCTTATGTGTATGCAACGTGCGACGCTTGCGGAACTTCATTTGAAGGTGATACAAGTGTAAACGATGAAGGACAAGTAAGATGCCCAGTCTGTAATAATCAGACACTTAATTGGAATAGCGAAGCTTGGGTAGATGAAACTCCAAAAGAAATTTTAAAATTAATTTAATAAATTTAAACAACTATATGTTTATTCAAATGCCAATCCCTGTTTCATTTTATAAAGGTTGGAATCAACTTAAAAATGAAAGATTAGTTAAGTTAGCAGAATTATGTGGTTTAGTTTTTACTGGTGATTTTAATGAAAGTAATGAGCCAGAGTTTATTGGAAATGATAAGTGTTGGTCTAGCTTTAAAAACCAATTAACTATTTTAAAATAACTATATGCGTAATAAAACAAATACCTGTAAATTTTATTTAGAAACATATATACAAGGATTTAGAGGTTGGGTAAGTAAAGGAGATATTGAAAGATATATTAAAATGCATCATTTTCTAGCTGATACTGGTAATAGAATTTTAAGAAAATTAACTCAAAATAATAGCCACGAGCATATTGAGAAAAAAGAAATGAAAGGTCGTATGTATTATAAATGGTTTAAATAAATATATGAATAAATCTAAGATAATTGAGTTATTAAAAGAATATAACAAGGAAGAAGTTGAGAAGTTTGCATCATACGTCATTAGGTTGTCAATGGCTGACAAGAATACCTATATGAAAAATAGGACTGATGATGAAATGGCAGAACTATTTAGACGAGTTAATAAAGACGGACTTGTTTTTGACGGAGTTCATATAACATTACAATCTACTGGTATTAGCTATGACTATATTGCTTATAAGAATAAGATGTTATTAGCTTACCCTGAAAGCAAGGTAGATGTTAGCCTAGTTTATGAAGGTGATGAGTTTACTGTTTCAAAAGAAAGTGGTTCGGTTATGTATCACCACAATATTGCTAACCCTTTAAAGCAAGATGAGAATAATATTATTGGTGGATACTGCGTTATTAGAAACAATAGAGGTGAGTTTTTAACCTTACTAAGTAAAGATGATATTGCTAAACACCGAAAAGTTGCCAAGACAGATTTTATTTGGAAGCAGTGGTTTAAGGAAATGGCAATTAAGACAGTAATTAAGAAGGCTGTCAAACAACACTTTGCTGATATTTATGAGAACATTGAACAGAATGATAATGATAATTATAACCTTGATAACCCTATTGGATTGGAATTACAGTATAAACAGGAGATTGACGCTATTAAAACTCTTGAAGAACTAAAAGCATATTATGATGTAAATAAGGGTAAAGGCGAGGATTTTGATAAGTATATTGTTATTAAAAAAGCCGAGCTAAGTAAATGATATGAAAATCCATAATTTAGAACAAGGAACTGAGGAGTGGTTTAACTGTAGAAAAGGAAAAATGACTGCTTCAAATGCTCATACAATATCAGTAGCTGGTAAGGGTTTAGAAACATATATTAAAACTGTAGTTGCAGATATGTTTGCCTCAGAAAAAGAAGAAGGTTATCAGTCAAAGGCTATGGAACGAGGAACTATATTAGAAGAACAGGCAAGAAGTATTTATGAGCTTTTATACGGAGTTAATATTGAAAAAGTAGGTTTTATAGAGCACTCTGAATTTATTGGTTGTAGCCCTGATGGTTTGATTAATGATGATGGTGGTATTGAGATTAAGTGTATTAATAACAAGGACTACTTTCAGTTGCTACTAGGTACAGAGAAACCAGACCCTAGTTATGTTTCACAAGTTCAGATGTGCTTAATGATTACAGGCAGAAAATGGTGGGATTTAGTTTTCTATAACCCAAATTTTAAACAATCAACATATATAGAAAGATTAGTTCCTGATTTAGAATTTATAGAAAAACTAAAAGTAGGTTTAAGTTTAGGTGAAGAAAAGATTAAAACATTAGTAAATACTTATAATAATTTATATGAATAGTTTTGATTTAGCATCTTATTTACTAGGTGCAACAGTCCAAATGGTTATAGTTTTATTAATTGAAAAAACAATATTAAAAAGAAAATAATATGCCTTTATTACAAGATGCTTTTAAAAGATATTCAGAAAAAGACCTAGAAACTACAAAAGAAGTTTTAGAATCTATGCATAAAGTATTTGAAGATGCTATAGGATTTCAAACGGAATATATATGTCTTGGTTCAGTACTTTCAACTCTAAAATCACTTCATAAACATCTTATAATCAAATAATATGAAATATATTGCTTACGCTACAATAATAGGAGATAAAATGGAGCTTAAAAACCCTGAAAAGTTTAAGCAATTTATTACTGCACTTAAATATAAAACCAAAGATGAAACTAAGATAAAGCTGACACTAGAACGTGATATTAAGATACGAACATCTGGAAAGGACTGGGAAAACTCTAATGAAAATGGATATTACTGGTCAGTTGTAATACCAATACTATCGGAACACTTTGGATATTTTCCAGATGAAACACACGAATCTATAAAGCTGAAGTTTCTACAGACAGGTGGTGATGATAAGTTTCCTAGACTTGGTAGCACCGCATCACTGAATAAGATTGATTGGGAGGAGTTAATGGAAAAGATAAGAATATGGGCTTTGACTGATTTCAATGTAAAGATTCCAGAACCTAATGAAATTATTTAATAAGTAAAGAAGTTTCTTGAGAGTAGTGGTGGCGAAATAAATAGACGAATCTGGTCGCGTCTCTAAATAAAGGATGAGTCCGAAAGGAACGTTGACGGTGAGAAGCGCAAACCGCAACCGCTCCCACTACTTCTAGGAAAGTTCGCTAAATATAAATGTATGGAAGAAGTAGAAATATTAGAAGAAGTTGAACGGATAGCTATTAAACTTAAATGTAATAAAAGAATATTACTTCACGAGCTTCTTACGTTAATTGAGAAATTATTATTGACAGCAAAAAATTAAATCCTGACTAATGGTTTAACAGAGTAAAATTTAGAAAGAGATTAATTTAAATGTATGGATTTTTCAAAAGAGTTATTAAAGGCTATTGCCGAAAAGTTATTAGAGGGTTCTATTGACCAATATGGTAATAGAATTCCTAGTCCAGTAGATAAAGCATTATATAGTTGGACAGAGAAGAATAGAGAAGAAATTTCAAAATTAGTAATTACTAAAATTGATATGGATAAATTCGCAGAAACTATGGCTAAAAAAATGGAGGAGTTTACTATATCAAGAACTATTGGAAGTTCTTATGATAGGGATAGATTTACTGAAGAAGTAAAGAAAAAGACTATTGAAGTTTTGGCTAACAAGTTGGCTGAAGAAAAGATGAATGAGAAGCCTGAATAGTATGAAAGATAAATATTTAAGATTAATTTAAATGTATGAACAAAGGTTTAATAGTTATATATGTCATAATACTAATAAATTTATTAATGACTGCTAATATACACGGACAACTGAAAACAGGAAAATATAGTTTTTGGACTACATTGGTATCAACTGTATTCAGTTTGACGCTTACTTGGTGGGCATTGGGTTGGAAGTTTTATTAACAGAGATTAATATAAATATATGAAAAAATTAAATTCAGCAGCAATACTAACCATTAAAGACGCTAGTAATATGTCTGAAAAAGGCAGAAAAGAGATAGTAGACTGGTTAAGACTACACGCTAGATACTTATTAATGTATGGCAAGAAATATTCTGGAACATTTAGAGCTAGATTTTTATATAAATAAAATATATGGAAGATAAGCAAATTGAATTACTAAATGATATTAGAATTCAAGATGAAGATGATGAGGAGCTTAGTTGTTGTGGTGTAGGTATGAATGGTGATTATAGAATTTGTGAAGCGTGTGGAGAACATTGTTAGTATGAAAGATAAATATTTGTATTTGATATTAGCAGTGATGATACCTGTAGTTACAGTGATGACTATTAGTAATGTTAGAAGTTATTTAGTAGAGGAAAAGGCTATGAATGAGTATGAGAATAAGTTGATTGAGGTTAATGTATTACCAGTGAATAAAGATAAGGAGTTAGTTAAGCCTAAAGAAGTAAGGCAGTATGTGTTAGAGATGGCAAGGAGAGAGAAGTTGAATGTAGCTATGGTAGATAAGATAGGATATTGTGAAAGTCGCTGGAGATATGACGCTAAAAGTAGAACAGGGAAGTTTCAAGGTGTTTGGCAAATCTCCTCTATCCATAATTTAGGTGAGGATAGATTAGATGTTGTTAAAAGTACCAAGTGGAGTTTAGACAAGATGAAAAGTGAGGGTTACTCGGCTTGGGAGTGCAGTGTAATTTAACTATATGATAGACTTTTACTTATACTGGACAGATTAAGTTGATTTTGTCCACTACAAGTAGTGCAATGGACAGGAATTAGATAGGAAAGTTCGCTAAATATAACTATATGATAGACGCATTAGTAGAAGTCAAGAAGTTTAAGAGGTATAAAATCTATTACCCTTATTATTGGTTAAAGAATAGAATTAAAGTTATGTTGTATAAAAAAGACTTTTACTTATTGGACTACAAAGGAAAGTTCACCATTATCAGTGATGATGTTGATGATATGGATATTGAAGCAGGAATGATAAGCAAAGAGAATGCAATTAGAGAAGCACTAGAAAGGAAAGCCAGTGCTGAGTATTTTGGAATCCCCGCTTATATTGGCGATGATGAGGATTTAAACAAACTTTATGGATGATAAAAACATAGTTAAAGAGTTCTTTGAAAGCGAGGAACATAAAGAGATAGTAAGGAAAGCAGCAGAAGAGTCTTGTGTAGATATGACTTTGATGATTGCAAGATACGAAGCTTCTAAAGCCAGAGATGAGGAGTGGAGGGAGAAGATAGAAGAATTTAAAACAACTCCAGTTTGCGGAAACTGGGATAAAAAACCTTGCAAAGAAGGAGAAATAGCTGTTTATTGTTTAACTTGTGAAGAATTTCTTCTTGAGAGTATTTGTGTTTGTGCAGTGAAAAATAAGCTCTTAGATGACCTTATTAACTCAATGAAATAGTATGAGTTATCTATCAGAACTAAAAAGAGAATTAAGAGAAAAAGGTAAATTAGAAAATACTACTTTTAATACAGTTAGATTATTAGAACAATCATATCTAAAAGATAATAAACAATGTTCTAAGTGTACAAACATTACAAATCTGACATACGACCATATTATTCCTAGAAGCATTTTATCTGACTTTAACATTGATGCTCAAGTAAATTTTTGGGAAGAAAACAGTCAGACACTTTGCCACGCCTGTAATAAAAGAAAAGGAAATAGCCTAGACCTATCTAATCAAAAGACTAAACCTTTATTACTACAGCTATTAAAATAATATGAAAGTAGATGAATTTAGAAAGAAATATCCTACATATTTTAAATCAAAGGCTAATAAATTTCACGCAAAAAGTGTTAAGTTAGACGGAATGAACTTTCATAGCACATCAGAGGGTGATTACTATCTACAGTTAAAACTACAAAAACAACAAGGGTTAATTAGTGATTTTGAGTGTCAGGTTAAGGAATCATTGGAATCTTATGGCAAGCATATATTTAATTACTATGTTGATTTCCTAGTCTATCATACTAACGGAACTAAGGAATATATTGAGCATAAAGGCATTTCTACTGATTTATGGAGAGCAAAGTGGTCTATGCTTCTAGCTAAATATGATAAGGATATTAAGAGAGGTAAAGTTATCTGCTCTATAAACTGGAACAAAGGCTATAAAATGGCGTCTAAGGGAACAAAAAAGCTAGGAGGTAAATAACACCATACCTAGCTATTTCGTTTAATCTGGACTATCTGGTGGCTTTAAGTGGTTAATTAATAACTAACTAACAAATAAAAAATATGTTAATTTTATCAAGTTGGGCTAAAGCATTTTTAATAATAGTATTTATAAGCATTTTAGTTATGGAATATGGTATTTCTAATGCTACAAAAACATTAGTAATTATACTTATTGGAATACTGCTTTATACACTTTGGGTTAAAAAACCTACTGTGTAGCCTTACTTTGTGCTAATGACGGAAGCAATCCAACCTTAGATGTTGTAATATCTCCACCAATAACTTTTAGAATACCAACTATTGGTCTTACTTTTTCACCAATATATCCAGCATTTCTTAATATTCTAACAGCGTTTGATGGGTGAGTTATAATGGTTGCAATAATACCAGGTATATTTCCAGTAATAATAGATGCACCTTGTAAAATACTGCGAGTATATCCACCAACTTTAATTCCATTAGCTCGTTCAATATCCTCAACTGCTCTTAATATTTTAATTCTTTTACTAATACCAGGCATTATTTCTTCAAGTCTACTAAGAAGTTGAGCTTTATTTGTAGCATTAGCAATTCTGCTAGGTGCATTATCTTTAAATGTTCCGTCTGAATTAAAATAATCCTTTTTAACTTTTCTTAAAAATTCAGTTTCCTTTGAATATGCCTCATCAAGTTCTTTTAATCCTTTTATTTGTGGTCTAACTTGTCCGTTAATTGCATCTCTAAATTCTCCAATTATTTGTGGTACTGCTCCTTTTCTTGGTAATCCTAAATCATTATATTTTAGATTAGCTGCATCTGAACGCATATTTAATACTTCATTAGGTGTTAAGCTTTCTTTTGCTAACCAGTTATCTAGAAAACCCTGTAAAGCTCGTAAATCAGATGGATTTCTAGTAACGGAATTAGTATCTGCTGATAATCTACCATTTTCATCTAATTTTAATCCGTTTTTTTCTAATATTCTTCCAAATTCATAAGCGTGTGTAGATGTAACTGGGTTAGTATCAGCTCTAATAGGTTCATAACCTTTACCAGTTTCTTGTAAGTTCTTTATTCTAGAATTAATAGCAGTATTAACTTCACCAGCTAAACCACCTCTGTCAGCTTGTTCTTGGGCTAATTTAGTAAAATCCTTAGATAAAACTGTTCTAATTGTTGACGGCTCTAAAGATGTTAAATGAGATGCTAATGACGTTGCTATAGTACTACCTACATTTTTAGTAGCATTTATAACTGAACTAAATGGCTTGGTTACAGCACCACCTACTTTACTAATACTAGTATCAATAGCTTTTCCATATATTGGTTGTTTACCAGCTCTAACCGCAGCACTATCAGCTAAACCAGCTAATCCTCTAGCACCGATAACTACTGGAGCTACTTGACCAAAAGGGTCTTCTGTCAATGTTTTACCAGCACCCTTAATATCACCAGAAATTAACTGCTGTCCAGCTTTAGGTACTAAAGATGTATAACCAGCTCTAGGAACTTCTTTGGCGATTGACATTAATAATCCAGATGACTTTTTTGCTGTTTGATATTTACTAGGGTCAATTCCATTAACCTTCATAGCATTTTCTATCCTTTTTGTATCCTTTCCTTCTGCTTTCATTTTCTTGTATTGCTGTATAAGTTTATTATTCATATCAGCAAGTCCTTGTTCTGACGCTTTTTGTGCAGCTAAGTCAGATTTTAAACCCTTAAACTGACTTCCAACTTCCATTATTGACTTAGCAGTATTTATTGGGTTTAATGAACTTACAATACTTTTACCGAAATTAATGGCAGAAGGAATTGTATTTATTGCAGACTTACCAGCAGCACCAAGAGCAGTATCGTCTGGGCTTGATAGTATCCAGGGCTGATAACCTTCTTGTTGTGGTTGTTCTTGCTGTATATTACCTTCAATATCTGAATTTTCATTAACAGTAGATGGTGTAATAGGAACTTCAGCATTAGTATTACCTTGATTTAATTCGTGATAATATTTAGCTACTTTTTCAGCATAAGCAGGAGTATCATAATGTACTCCGTATTTATTAACTCCTCTCCAATTTTGAGCATATGCGTCTGGTCTACCCTCGCCAGCGTTCCACATAGAAGCTATTTGTCCAACATTATATCCGTTATCTTTCCAATCTTTTACTCGTAGATAAGTTGCTTTATTCTCGTTTTCCAAACTTATAGGAGCATTTTCATCACCTAGATACTTACCAGCAACAGATTTCCACGTTCCAGGAGTATATTGATATCTACTAGGTAATTCACCTGATTTACCTGCAATAGCCCTATTACCACTTTCAATTTGTCGTATTGCTTTAGTTAAATTTACTACTTGTTGGTCTAGTTGTTCCATATTTTTTTTATTTACCAATTCCATAAACCACCGCCACCACCACCGCTATTATAGTTTTGGTTTCCACCTGATGTATTAGTAAAAGCAGAAACTTTTTGAGCTACTAAATCCTTAGCAGCTTTAAGTTTATTTTTAAACATTGTTGGTGTCATATTATCTGGCAAGTATGCTTGAGCCATAGCTTCAGCTCCTGTAGGTGATACAGCACCAGTTGATGTTAATACTCCAGATAATTGAGCTCGTGCATCGTGTAATATTGAGTTATAGCTAGATAATGCCCCTTGACCAAATTGATTTGCAATCCAGTTAGCAATATTATTAGTTGCTGGAATACCACCAGTTTGTAGCTTAGAAAGCTTATTAAAGGCTAACTGAAGAGAATCAAGAGCTTTATTGGCACTATCAGCCGATTTAGTAATTACTCCACCTGTAGTACCAGTTTGTAGCGTAGAAGCACCTTGAGCCTGAGCTCTGGCATTAGACTGTTGAACATTAAAGTTAGGACCAAGTGTTTGTAATAGGCTATTAACACCAGCTTGTCCATAAGCACTTAAAGCCTGAACTCCTGCGTCATATCCCATATTACCACTTAATACACGTTGAGCTATGTTCTGAACAGAAGATTGTAAGCTACCACCAACAGCACCACCGCCACCACCTCCACCAATAGGCATACCTGTTTGAGGGTTAATATATTGATTGCTATATGGAACTTGTACTGGTTGAGCATATTGAGCAGCACCCTGTAATCCAGACTGTCTTAAACCTTGTGCAGTATTTCCTAAGCTACCAGCATAATTATATCCAGTTTGCTGTGCTTGAGCTCCAGCAATTTGATTTTGAACAGCTTGTTGTTTTTCATTAGTTTTTTGTTGTGCAGCGTCAAGTAATAAGGCATTTTTTTTATCCATTACTTGTTGTCTTCCTTGCTGAAATTCTAAAGGAATAGGATTACTTTCGTTTGCAGCAGTAGCATTAGCAATACCACCTCTTAAATTTGATAATTCATTTACTGCCTTTTGATAATCATCATAAGCTTTACCACTTGTACCAGGATTTGATTGAGATATTCCAAACAAACCTTCTGCTGATTTATCTACAAAATCACTACCCTCATTTGATGTATCTACCAAAGAACCTAAAATACCACCAGAAGAAATATCAGTTGGTGCTTTGTAATTATTTAATGATGATTGTTCTGACTGACTAGGGACATTAAAATCAGAAAGAGGGTTAGTACCATAGTTAGCACCACTCCAACCTCTGCTTTGTGCGTAAGTTAAATTTTTTCTATCAGTATCACTTGCAGTACCAGCTTTTTGTCTAGATAAAGCTGCAAGTAGACCACTATTCTGATTAGTAAAATCCATAGGTGCTTGAGTTGTTGTAGTTCTTACTTGATTATTTTGTAAAGTATTAGTCGGTTTAACTTGCTGAGGTGCTTTAGGCTTTACACCTACAGAAGAATATGGACTAACTACTTTATTATAAGAATTTACTGGTGCTTTAGACATACCAGATGATTTATAAGGATTTGGTGGATTATAAGTACCTGGTGCTCTTGATTTATTAACAGTACTGTAAGGGTTTTTAATTAAAGTTTGTGTTGCCATATTTTTATAGTTAGCTTAAATTACGAGGGAATAAATTTGGATTATAGACTGGTGCGTCAGTATCAGTAAGTACTGGTGTTGTACTTTTTGAACCATACTTATTATCAAGTAGTGTATACCCAGCATCATACAGTTCGGTAAATTTGTTTGCTCTTATTGGGTCTGGAACACGAGTACTATAATATATACTTAATGCTTTATACAGAGGTAAGTCTTGATAATCTTCTGGTAATATTGGTACATCACCAACTGTGAAGCTACCACCAGTAATAGTAACTCCTTGATATGGGTTTTTTAGTAAAAGTACTGTACCACTTGTAACAGAATCTATTTTATACCACCTGTTATCTCCATTTTTTAAGCTATCAGTATTAAATGGAATATTTAACCAACCACTATAAGCCATCCAAGAACTCCAAGCAGTTGATGATGATACTATAGTAGTACTATTTAATGTTGCACTTAGAATAGTTAATGAAACTGTACTAACAACGTCGTCCATCATAATATCAACAATCCTTTTTTTATAGTGTAGTGTTATTACGTTTGAACTTGATGCTGGAGTTGGGTATAAAAGAATTTGGTTATCGTAAATATAAAAGTATTGAGGAAAGTCATTATAGAAAGGTATTACGTTTAAAGCATCAAAATGGCGTCTAGAAGGACTTTCTTTTGGTTGATATAAAATACCACCAACACTAACTGTACAATTTAGTAAACTTTCAAAATCACCTGGTAGTGTATAACCCTGTTGATTAGCTACTGTGCCATTTGGAACTACATATGTAACTTCATTAAGATAAAATACTGTAGCTAAATGACGTATAGAATCATTAATCATTCTAAGACCCCAAGTAATATTATCATATGAGTTAGTAGAATTTGCAGTTGTAGAGCTATTACTACTCAAAGTAGCAAAATCTTTTTGATACGAAGTAAATGTTCTCATTTTTTTAAGTTTAAGTTAGTAATGTATAATACCAAGCACCAGCAATAAAAGCATATAGTCTTCTAACACCACCAGTATTATATAATCTAATAGTTCCATCTTGTGGACTATCAGTAGGAACTGCTGATATTATTGGTACACCTGTAATATTAGTAAAATCTATAATCTGAGAATCTATACCATTATGATTATGAACAGGTATATCATTTACTTTATACAAAGACTTCTCGTCATATTTTTTTAAAGCATTATCAATTTCTTTTTGTATTAATGGCTGTATTAATGAATAAATTTCTATTGGTTCTTGCATATAGTTATCTTATTCTAACTTCCTTTAAACGAACATACGATGGGCTACTGGCAGTACTCTTTGTTTCAATTTTTAATTGTAGCCATTGTGATTGGTCAAAATTTACTGGATAAAAATCACTTAAAGCACCAACAGTTGTTGTTTCACCAACTTGTACATAGGTATCAGATTTATGTTTTCTTGCTGATATTTTAATTCCTTCTCCAGAAACTAATGGTACTGAAAGCTTAAATTCAATATTTTCAAAAGTTTTCTTCTTTAAAAATTGTCCAACTGGGATTAAATCAGATTCAATATATGATATATAAGAAGTATAAGGACTTGAATTTGCAGCATCAACTCCATATGTTGTAGATGTTTTCCACCCTACATATAAACCAAATCCAGATGAAACTGTATAAACCGCATAAACAGCAGTTACAGTTGCAGTTGATGTAGATTGTAATGTAGAAACTCGTAATGCATCAGTAGTAATATCAATAGCCCATAAACCAGCATAAGTAGTAATATCTGTTTGGGCATTATTCTTAGCACTAACCCCAAAATAAAGTTGGTTTTTATTATATGCACAATTTGTCCAGTCAAAAATAGGGTCTATTCCAGATATATGGTCTGGAATTTTCTTATACAAATCTGCCTGAGAACCATTAGTCTTATAAATACGTCCACGTCTACCAGCAAAAATATAAGTATTAGTATTAACAGTTAGCATTCTTTTTGTTCCATTATCTGCAATTTTGATTGGATATTTAAAGCTAGTTGAAACTCTATCCCAGGGATAGATATAATTATATATACCACCAACCATTAAATTAATACCAAGTTCTTCTAAGCAAGATGCTGTATCTATTGAAGGTATTTTTAAAGCTTGCTGAGCCCAAGTATAAGTAGCAGTGTTAGCTGGGTCAAAAGTAGAACCAGATTTTTCAAATAAAGACGCAACATAGGAAGCATCGGTTATATAAATAACATTATCTTGACCAACTAAAGAATCGTGGATATTAGTAGTTCCTGTTGGTGTATTAAATACTGCAGTTCCTACAGCTGGAGCACCTGTAGTTGGACTCCATTCATTAACCCAAGTTACAGCAGCATACCCACCACCACTAGAATATGCAGCGTAGCAAATTCTAGAATTATAAAATAAGAATAAATAACCTTTATACCAAATTAATCCATTACCATTTCTATTAGTTAAACCAACTGTAGAAGTTACATCATTACCTAGAAAAGTCCAATATCCACCTGAATTTAATGCATCCCAAGCTCTGCCATTTGCATCAAGCATAACACCGACAGTTCTTTCAAAAGCTTTAGGCTCGCCCATATCTATAGTTGCCATTGTTCCAGTTCCAGTTGCTGTTATATTAACTATTGATGATAATCTAACATCACTATATACAGTAAAAGTAGTATTTGACAATCTAGTTATCCAATATATAGTTCCAGCCACTAAACCAGTTGGAAGACTACCACCAGTAAAAGTAACCGCTTGATTAGTTTGTAATTGCCCAGTTGATATAGTAACAGTAACAATATCTGTAGCAGGGTCAGCTGAAGTTATAGTTGCTGTACATAATGGTAGAGCATAATTAGTTTGAGCAAAAGAAACTGGTGCTTCACCTGGAATTGAAACAATATTAACACCTCGCATATCATTTATACCACCATAAGGGTCATCTGATATACCTTTTTCCCAACCGTCTATCACTATTTCTGTACCTTCTAATCTATAAGCCATATTAAAAATTAAAACTTTTTAGACCAATCTAATTGATTAAATTCACTTTCAGCTAGTGAAACTGATAATTCATTTCCTTTGCCTAGTAAACCTCGTACATCTCTATCAACTACAAATAAACCTGCTCTTTCTTCCGTTATAGCCATAGGCGTCTTTTGATAAATTACACCATAAGCTCCACTATTTTGGTTTCTAACGATAAACTTATCGTGAGTATTAATAAATTCCTGTGGATTAAACATATTATAGTCTTTAGAATCAACATAGAAAGCCATAAAGCCTTGTAATGCTGATTTTTTATATTTTTTAAATTGTTCCCAATAAGAATCATCTATTTCTCTATATGTAGATGTTTCAAATATTTGTAGCATTGAGTGATTAGTTCCATTTTGAGGGTCAAGTGGCTCTCCTTCTGCAATATTTCCATACTTACCAAAACAAGCTAGTGGTGAATATTTAATAAACTCTTCTGTCTGGTCTGGTGTAGTCCACTCATAATTAATTTTAAATAACTCAGTGAACTTTTTTCCTAAATCATACATCGCTTGAGTAACAAATTTCTTATCAATGTTGTCTTTAAAATTACTAGCCATCGGAAACATATCTTGTGGTATAAGTCCAAACTTCCTCATACCATCTGCAACCTTATATTGATATGCTCCTATTTCACTAGTTTCTCCCATTATAGCAGTAAATCTTTCATTGAAGTTTAGCTGTCCGTTTTTAAAGTATCCATTATCTCTAAGCCATTGAACTTTCCAACTAGGTACTATCCCTAATTTTATCTGTTGGCTTAATAAATACTCAATAGCATCAGTGTTCCCATTAAAAGATACACACATTAAAGTATCGTATGAAGTTAATGTTCCATATCCAACTACCTGTATTTCATTATCAATCTTAATATCCTTCCAATTACTATTTTCTTTCAGAACGACACGATTAACAGGACTATTAGCACCAGCTTGATAATCATACTCTCCTCTACCCTCTAAAAAACCAGTTATAATTGGTTTATTTGGCATAACTAATTAAAAAATAAATAACTATAAATAGAATAATTAATTCTATTAGAATAATAATAAAAAAAGCTCCATAAGTGTTGTCTTCTTTAATTAGCTTTCTAATATAACTAAAAATCATAAATTATTTAAAGGGGAATAGATTGCTACTCCCCTTATGCGGTAAGTAATTTAGGTAAGTCTGGACACAGACAATCGCCTGGTAAGGGGTGACCGAAGTCAACCTCTATTATACAACCACGATTCTTGCAGTTGCCACAGACAAACATCTCTCTAATAACCCAGCCTTGAGACCATACAAGCATTTCTTTTTGTGTCGCTTTTTTGTAGTCATTATCATTGATATCAGTCATATAAATATTGATTGATATCCACTGCAGTTGCTGTTTCATAGCTACCTCCTTTGAGCTTCTTTAGCTCTGATAACACGTTCTAAAAGAGCAAGCACCTCCCCCTTTGTTTTATCACCAAATAAGTCAAGCCAATTAGCTAGATTATCAGCATCAGACATAATAAGCCGATGATTGGTTTCCTTAATTGTTAAGAAAATCATTCGTAGTGTCTGATAACCAAACATCTTATGTAAGGTTCTGTGCCTTTTGATTCTCATATAAAGCAAGTTGCTTATGTGACTATCTCCGCCACGAGATTTTGGTCTTATATGATGATAATCGTGAGTAACTATTATTGGTTTTGGCTTTCTTATTTTCTTTCTTTTTTTCATCTTGTCCTCCTACCAAGATACGAGAATATCCTTACGGTCTGAAAAGAATTTAACCTTAGGACTTCCAAGTTTTGAAATCGGCAAACCTATTGTTTGTCCGTAACCTCCGTCATATTTCAGATATGAGCCTGTAATTAGCAAAGTTTTTTTGTGTTCTTTTACTAATCCATTTTCAATCCTCTGGGTTAAAACAGTAGATGATATGAGTTTATGAGTATGACCCATTACTACTAAGTCAGCAAAGAAAGATACTGAAATCCTTTCTAAAGCCAACAAAGCTGTTCCGTCAAACCTGCTCCCTGTTCTTCCGTGTAATCCGTAAATAGAATAACTTTGCTTTCCTACCCTAAAGATATTCCAGCAGGCGTTACCTAAATACTTTACACCTAGCTCACGAGCTATAAGTTTACCAATATCAACACCAGTCATTTTATAAACTCTCTCCTCGTGGTTGCCAGTTAAAGAACCAAGTATTAGATTCTTCTTTGCCAGTGGTGTAAGCCAATCAACCATTGTTTCATATTGACTTTGACCGATTGATTCTTGCTCATAAACACCAGCACCAACTGAATCTCTTGTAGACATCTCAATCAAATCACCCATAAGGAATACATAGATTCTGTTTTTAAGACAGTATTCTATCATTCCCAAGAAACGAGGTTTATCAAATTGAGGACTACCGAAATGGCAGTCTCCAAGAAAAACTACCTCAGCATAATCTTTTTTCCCAATAGGAGATAAGATTTGCTGATTGAGTCTAATTGGTCTGCCAACTATTTTATCTTTGCCTTTGTAGGCATCAATAAATTTACTCTTTTTCAATGTACTATCCTCCTTTGGTTTCCCATTAAAGTAATACCATTATTGATACTACTTTTAAGAGAACCAAAATTGGATTAAAATTCCTAGAAAGATTGCTCCAAGTATTGCTAACGGATATAAAATTAATCTTTCAGTATATTTCATATCATTTTAAAGACCGTTGGACTTGCGTTAAAATTATCTCAATATTAGCTAACTTTACATTAATTTCAGCTAATGTGATTGATTTATTATTACTGTCCGATTTTAACTGTTCAATGTCTGCTCTATTAATAACTTGTAATGCTGCTAATGTATCAATTCTGCTAACAACATTCTGCCTGTCTTTTGTTACAATATATGTCGTGTAAACAATAAACATAATGACTGAACACACAGTTGCTATTGTTAGTCTTACTCTAGTTTTATCTGATAATTGTGTCATATTTTTATACCTTCGTTTTTGGTTTTAAGTATGACCAAATTGCTAGCACTGCAATCACTACCTGACTAATAGGTTCTATTGCGTTTACTAACAAATCTGACAATGTATCTGCATCAACTTCTGTTTGAATACCGAACAAAGTTAAAATAAACATTACCGCACTAATTATCATCACCCAAATTCTTCGTGATTTTAATATCTCTAAAATTTTCATATATTTTTGATTAGATAGTTAATAAAATTTCTTAGGCGATATAATAAGCCTTTAAATTTCATATTATTGGGGGCTGTTTGTTTCTAAAATAAGGATAGCTTCTGCGATTTCTTCTTCCAGTATATCTTCTCTAGCTTTCATTTTATTCTTCTGATTTTTGGTAGCTTGTAGTTCTCTTTGTAATTCTCCAATATTAACAAGCCTAGGTTATTCATCATCATTTTCAATGATAACGTAATTGTCTTTGAATTTTTTATATAGTTTCATATTTAAGGTGTTATTGCAGTAATAATTCCGTCTTTAACGGTGACGATATAACCATCAGCAGTAGAAAATGTCCCTGTAGCTCCAGTGCTTCCGTCACTTGAAATATATCCTGCGGCTGTTCCTACTTTGACACTTGTTGTTCCTACTACTTTTGTAGCAGTTAATGTATCGGTTGCAAAGGTTAAATCAGCGTCGTCTATTAATAAACCTGATGTTGAAACGATAGGAACTCTACCAGAGGTAAGACTACTCATCGCTACCTTTGTAGCTGAAAGGGTATCAGTAGCGAATGTAAGGTCAGCGTCATCTGTTAGTAATCCTCCTGTAGTAACTATTGGAACTCTACCTGATGTTAAAGCAGCGGTGCTTGCAACAACTTTACGAGCTTGGTTAGAGGCTGACATATACCACAATTCCTGACTAACTGAGTAAAGTCCTAGGGCTGTAGTAAGAGACGTTGTAGGTGCTGTATGGGCATTCGCAAGTGCAAGAACACCTTTACCTCCACCCCATCCGTGACCCCAGCCATACTGGTTTGCTCCATCTAAACCTAAATTACCGTCAACTGAAATTGTCACTCTAGGATACCTCGTGCCATCTGTAGTAGTAAGTCCAGTCCAAAACTCAATATCACCGCCTTGCCAGTTAAAGAGTTGGAATTGGTTTAAAGCCATTCCAAAGAAAGCACCTTTGTTTTGTCCACCATTGTTTAAAATTTCAAGCCACGAATAGTCTGAACCTATACTTTGAATTGAAAGAACAAAGTCTGAGAATACAGCACTTACTGGTGTTCCTGAACCATTTATTACTAATCTGTTATTTCCACTTGAAGTATAAAGAAAATTAGAGTTATCAGTAAATCTTCCATTAGTTGTAGTGTAAGGAACTCTGCCTGATGTTAAAGCTATGTCGTTAAGAGCAAACTCTTTTCGTGCTGTTCCAGTGGTGATTGTTCCGTAATACTTGTCTGTTAAGAACTCAATATTACCAGCTAAAATATCTGTTCCAGTAGTCAGTGTTCCAGATGTAAGTTTAATCGGTGGTGTAGTTGTAGTTCCAGCTAGTATTTGCAAAGAGGCAGTAGATATATTTGGGTCAACTCCTATACCGATTTTAGATAAAAAATAACCTGTTCCATATCCATCTAAGATAACACCTTGTCCACCACTATAATTTAAGTTTAAAAATCCACTTGAACCTTGTCCAATACTCCAACCATTAGTAAATCCATCACTCTGTGACATCGCAGTATAACCTGTAGCATTAAGGAAAGTTAAAGGCGGTGTTCCACTCCAGACTGCCATTTCTAATACACTTCTACCAAGAGTTACAGACATTGTGTGGTCTGGTGCATAGCTTAACGCACTCGCACTTGTCCAATAAGTAAGTTTATTAGTTGAACCAGCCCCAGTAATATCTGAGGTTATATCTAATTTCCCAGTAAAAGGGTTAAATTGAAACATACTACGTTTTAGTAACAGATGTTAATGTGCTTCCAGAATAAGCAAGAGTTAGTGTTGCAACAGTAGTTCCTCCAGAGCCTCCAGTCTTATAAATAACAGTTGTTAGATTACTTCCTGTATATCCAAGTGAAATATAGTCATAAACTGGTATTTGGAATCCTAATACTTTCAATAAAGTATCTTCAGTTGCTGGATTTATAACATCATCATTAGTATCAACTAGATGAACTGATGCTATATTTGCTATCTGGTTAGTTAGACCTGGATTTAGTCCTCCCATATATCTTCTACAAATTTTCTAATTTTATCTGTTTTAATATTCATTTCAATTTCTCTTTCGTGAATATTTTTCTCTCTTTTATCTAAATCTTTTTCTTTTGCTTGTAACTCAGATTGTTTTTCTTCTATTTCAGTTTCAATTCCTCCTACCATTTTATCAAATTCATCTCTTTCCTTTTTAGTAACCTCAGCTTTTTCATTAGCAATATTCAAATCTTCAGTAATTTTTTTTACTTCTTCTGTTATTTCTTCTAATTCTTTTAATGCTGATTCTTTTTCTTTATTTAATTTTTCTAAAGCTTCTTTTAAAGCAACTTTTTCTTTATTAAGTTCACCAATATCATATTTTTCAGATACAATAAGGTCTTTAAGTCTGTTTGACTCAGCTTCTAATAACGTAACATTGTTTCTACCTGCTTCTATACTTGCTTGAAGCTTTTCAGGTAATTCTACATTTGACTCTGGATTATTAATCATATTTTTATGTTAATTCTAATACTACATAAGATGGAGTAGTTCCATCAATACTAACTAAACCTTGATATACTGCTCCGTCCATTTGTGAAAATGAAGCACCAAGACCATCATTAGCACCTGTTCCACCTTTTAGAACAAAGTGGAAAACTGTAGTAGAAGCTCCAGCACCTAATCTTACAAAAAGTGGATTAGTTCCAACATTTTGAATTTGCCAACCAGTTCTACCAACAGGACCAGCGTCAGCTAATGCAGTTGCAGAGCTGAGAATAGCTGGAGTATTAGTAGTATTCGAAGTTGTAATAGTTTGTCTCATATTTTTTTATAAAATTTAATTAAGCTGTTGGCATAGTATATACTCTCATATTATTAGTACCAACTGTATTTGCAGTTGTTGTCTGATTTTTCCCTGTAATAGTAATAGAAGTTATATTAGCAGTTGGCAAATCTGCAGTATCTGCTGATAAAACTTTGCCAGCTCCACCTGAACGAGTTGCTTGTCCCTCTAAGCCTCTTACATAGTTTGTTGTACGAGGTCCAATATAAAATCTTGCCATTCCGTATTCTGACGAACCACCTGATGTACTCCAACCGTCTTCAGCATAAATTGTAGTTCCATTTACTTTAATACTAAACATTGCAAATTCAGCAGCAGTTCCTGATTTTCTCCAATCTACAATTACTAAAATAGGAGTGGCTGCAGCTATAGATAACCCAGTGACAGAAGATAAATCAGTTGTAGTAGTTGATGTAGTTGTTCTATCTGTTAAATCAGAACCAGCTAAAGCTAAACCACCGCTAGAAGGTGTTTGCCACGTTGCAGTTGTAGAACTTGTTGCGGTTAAGACTTGTCCACTAGAAGGAGCTGTCGCAGATGATACATTTACAGTAGTAGTAGCACTCTTTAATGCATTAGTAATTCCTGAAGTTAAACTAGCAGCAGTTCCAGTAACATTAGTCATTACTCCAGATGCAGGAGTTCCCAAGGCTGGTGTTGTAAGTGTTGGGCTAGTTAATGTTTTATTAGTAAGTGTTAAAGTATTAGTATCAGTTACAATCTTTTGAGATGTAGTATTTCTAAAAAAGAAATCTGTCCCATCTGACCAAATATCTCCGTCATTAGGAGAGGTTGGAGCTACTCCATCTGGTATTCTTAAAGAAGCCTGTGCAGTAGTAGAAGCAGCTAAGTGCAATGTAGCAGTAGCAGAAGTGGCGTCTGTAAGACCAATACCTATCTTTTTATTTAATAAATCTGCAAATATAGCACCACCGATATTTAATTCATTAGAAACACCAGTTCCTGATGTATTTAAAGCAGTTCCATTTGATGCTGTTCCAATTATAATATTGTATGAACCAGTAAGATGAGCATTACCAGACAAGTGGCCTAAGAAAGTGTTTTTTGTTCCAGTAGTAACTACTAATCCAGAGTTATAACCAATAGATACATTACCAGCTGCAGAACCACCAGTTGTTACACCAGCTAACGCTGATATTCCAATACCAACATTACTACCAGATGTAGTTGTTCCAGCTACTCCATACCCAGCACTTGAACCAATATAAATGTTATTAGCTGCGGTTCCATTTGAATTATAACCACAATTAGAACCAATTAATACATTTGCATTTCCTGTTGTTAATTGATAGCCACTAAAAGCACCAATAATAGTATTTCCTAATCCAGTTGTCAATGAAGGAGCTGATGAAGAACCAACTGCTGTATTATAATATCCAGTTCCAGAACCTCCAGTTAAACTAGCTAAAGACGAAGCACCAATACCAGTATTGTAGCTTGAAGAAAATGCAGCTCCACCACCACCTGACATTGTAAAATTACCAGCACCTATACCTACAAATGTATTTGCACCATTAACCGCAGCAGGTCCAAACGTATGAATAAATCTGTTTGCAGCTGATATAGTTCCTTTATAAATTGAACCATCAGAACTTCCAGCAACCTGAGCTACAATAGATATACTACCCACATCATTAACTATTAGTAATGAATCTTGTAGTAATTTTCCTGTTGTTCCGTCATATCTTGGAACAGCATTATCAGTTGCTGAAGCTGGACCAACTACATCACCAGAACCACTAGTTGGTAAATCAACTAATAATCTATGGGTAGTAGGGTCAGCCCAAAGAACAACAGGTGTAATTCCATCTGCGTTTGACACTGCCAAGAGTGTCGATATTCTATTTTCATCTCGTTTTGCGTCAGCCATATAATTTTAAGTAGACTGTATAAGTAATTTGAATAAACTATCTGAGTATAGCTCAACTGGAGTAATTCCATCACTACTAGAAACTGCAGTAGCTACAGCAACTCTATTTTCATCTCTTACTGAATTAACTACACCAAAATCTGAACCAGAAACATCATCATCAACAGATAAACAATGTGTAGATGGGTCAATATATACTAAATTAGGAGTAACACCATCAGTATTTAATGCAGCAATTAGCGTAGTTGCTCTATTTTCATCTCTTTTTGCTTGACTCATATCGTTTTATACTTCTTTCTAAGGTTGCATATCTATCTTGCAACTCTTTTTCTTTAATAATTAATTGTTGTTCTTTAGTCTTAATACTAGATTCTTTGGTTTCTATTAACTTTAATTTTGAATCTATTTCAGCTTCTTTAGTATTAAGAGTAGCCATTTTCTTATTAAACTCATCATTTGACGTAATCAGTAATTCGTTTAATAACTTAGTTTGCTTAGTTAGTTCTTCTTTTTGGTTATCTAAGCTTTTTTGCTGTGAATATTGTTTAGTAAGTATCCTATCAGCTTCTTGCTCTCGTTCTGATACTTCATCTAACCTATCCTGTAATAATTCTAGTGATTCTTCTAGTTGATACTCCTTTTTCTGTATATTAGTTTCCCTATCTATTAACAAATCTTGAGCTTTTTCTATTAGAGCTAATTTATCATTTATAGGTAACAACGCCTGTTCCTTTCTTTTTTCTAAAATTTCTACTTCTCGTAACAATCCATTTATCTTTTTATGATGTTCAGATTTTTCTTTATCAAAATCTATTCTTTGCTGTTCAATAGATAGTTTAAAATCTGCGTCTAATTTCTCTATTTGTAATCTTTTTCTTTGTAATTCCCCATCTAAATCTACAGACCTTTTTAAATTTATTGTAAGTCTTTTTTCATTGTCAGTCCTAACATCTGTTGGGGTCAAAAGTTTCATATTTACTCAGAAAACTCTCCACCTTCTTTAACATCTTCCGAAACAGTTGGAGCTACTTCTTCTGCAGGTAATTCTTTTTCAGATTCAATCTTAGCTAGTTCCTCTTTTCTGATTGTTTCTCGTAGCTGTTCCATAAATGGTGTTTCCTCACCAGCTTTAATTTCTGAAATTGTCTTTTCTTCATATGGCTTACGAACATCAGGATTACCAATTCCATATTCAGCACGTTCAATTAACTGTCTATCTTCAAACTTCTTTGCTTCTTTAGCCATTTCTCGGTCTACAAAGTGTTTAGTAAATGTAAATGCTTCAAATTGGTTTAGCTCTCTCATTTCACCAGCCTTGATAGTAATAGAAAATGCTGGTCTTGTTTCAATAACCTTATTATCGTTATAAGCATTTTCAGCTCCAAATTCTTGAGTAAAGTCTTCATCTGACCAGTTACGAACTATATAACGCTTAGAAGCATCATATACACCTTCAAAATCTAAATAGCTACGCATAATTTTTTAAATTAATTAATAAGCTTATTCCTACTCGCCTTCCGATTCCGTTAAAGGCGAGTAGAGAAAACAAACTAATTAGTATTAGTCCATTGTCAAGAATACAGTTCCGTATTCACCAGTGATGTTAGTACCAGCAGCCCAACCTAAGATTGGAGTACCAGCAATAGCAGGGGCAAGTGAACCGATAGTACCACCCTGTAGAACACCTAATGCTGTTCCACAAGTACCAGTACCTGTCTGTAGACAAGATGTAATTCCGTGAGTCTGAATCCATCCGTAGTAACCAGCAGTAAGAATACCAACTGCTACACCGACGTTTGAATTAGTCATAGTAGCTGGAGTTACAACAATTCCGTCATACAAATTTTGACGTAAGTCTACTTTTGATGAAGTTGTAAGAGCTACACGAATTGGGTCTTCTAATGTAATAACACAGTTAGCAGCTGCAGCAACTGCAGTGTTAGATGCGATTTTATACATTTGACCAAGACCTGGTGTAATAACTACTGTCAAAGTTCCACCAGCTAGTGCATTTAAAGCAATAGTAAGTGAACCAGTTAGAGTAACCTGTGTTGCTCCAACAGCAGCAGCAGCCACAGCTAAACCACCAGAAGGGGCATAGTTAGTAGTATCTTGAGCTGGACCTTGATATACCTTACCTGGAACAGTAGCAACTGCTCCAACCTTAGCATATCTAAATCCACGTCCATCATTAGTTTCAGCATATACACCTAGATTACAAGCTTGAGTTGCTGAATCTACATATATATCCTGTCCACTAATATTTGGGTATGTTGTTAATGTTGTTGCCATAATATTTTTTAATAAGTTTCTTTAAGCTGCTGTGGTAACTGCAGTCCAAGTTGTAGCACCATCTGTGTTGATATACATACGAGTTGAAGATGAAGAACCATCTGTTCGTAGGTAAAAAGAACCTTTTGGGGCTGTATAACTTGGAGCACCAGTACCTGCAGATATTGCGATGCCTAATGCCATAATGGCTGCATCATAATTCCTTAGGTCAATAGCCATATTGTTATAGGTTAATTAATTAGACAGTTGTAATACCTGTTAATTTTCCGTGACGACGTGGGTTATCAGTAACCAAGTTTCCACCTAGAACCATAAATGAGTTGTAAGCTAATTGGTTAGTTGATTTAATCCAACCAGTCCAGAAGAATCCTAAGTTTGCAGCTTCATCATATTGATTACCAGCAAACAACTTTCCACCAACCTTAACTGGTTTACCAGCCATACCATCGGCAACTAAAGCTTTTAGACCATAGAAGTCAAGGAAGTTAGTATTCAAGAAGAATAGAACACCTGAAGTAGATTTACGGTCTGGAACGATAGGCAAACCTGCAAATACAATAGCGTCAAATCCAGTATATCCCTTAAAGTTTGGAGCTAGATTTACTTCTTTGTTAATCTTTTCCTGTGGTTGTAGCAAAGTTTCATACAAAGCCCAGATTGTGTAATCACAATAAGCCTTAGTAGGAACTACAGAAGCATCAGCAATAGCATTATACAAAGTTCGCATTTTGTACAAAGATAATGTTCCGCTTGAAGCAGTAACAGTAGACTGCAAAGTTGTATAAGTAGAACGTGAAAGTCCACCAATAGAAGCAGTGTCGTCTACAATGTTAGCCAAACCGATAAAATCTTTGTTTGCATTACCAGTACCATCAGCATACAACTGTGTACCAATACTATCAGCTAAATCTTGAGCTCGGCTCATCATTTCAACTTCAGTAAGGTCTAATACCTTAGCAGCAGTATTGTTAGCAGCAATATCTGTAACAGCCAATGCGACGTTTGAAGCGTTCCAACGTGGGTTATATTTCAATAAGATACGAGTATCTGTAAATGAAGTTGGAAGTGTATCAAAACCAGCAAAGCTCTGTGTTGCAGTTCCTTTTTGGTATTTGATAGGAAAATCAATAGTAGCAGCACGAAATTCCTTTGTTTTTGCAAGCATTTCGGTTGTGAACCGATTTGAGCGCAAAACAGTATCGACAACTCTTGGAGCAATATACTCAAGGGTAAGAGTGTCTACCTGATTGTTATAAGCCATATATTAAGTTAATTATTTATAATTTATCTCTCCATAAACCACCTTCGCCTGGTCTATAGTTTTCAAAAGCTTTATTAGAGCTTTCACCTTCTGAATTAGAGCTTGTGATAGAAACAACTTTACGACGTATTTGACTCTTTTCAGCTTTAGCTGTTGAACCTCGTAAGGTATAAATCTCATATGCCTTTTCTGCATCTAATAGTGGAGCAATATAATTACCATCACTATCTTTAGGAGTAAACTCATCTTGTATATCAAGTATTGATGATTCTTCAGCTTCGGTTAGTTTTTTACCTAACGATTCCTCTAAATTAGCAATATTACTCTCAATATATTCAAGGTTTTGTTTAGCAACCTGTTCCTGCTCTATTTGTTCTTGTTTAATATTTTCAAGAACCTTTTTTGTTGTTTCCTCTGCATTCTTTTCATTCAGACGTAACTGTATAGCATAAGCTTTTCTGGCTTCATCACTGTCGCCATATAGTTCCTTCCACTCATCTGGAACACTTATACTATCGTATGATTCAGTATTTTCATTACGAGCAGTTGCTTGTTCTTCTAGTATTGCTAGACGTTCTTCAGCTCTAATAGCTCGTTCTTGTACTGTTTCAAATCTTGAGTAGGGGACACGTGGCTTATCGCCTACAGTATCTTCATCGGGAGATACAGAAACCTTTTCCTCTACTTGTGGCTCAATAACTTCTTCCTCAGGAGTTTCATCTTCTACTTCGGCGTGCTCTTCAAAGAGTCCACTCGTATCTGATTCATTAAGTTTATCAAGCTCTTCTTGTGGAATATTCATATGTTTGTTACGGGAGGTTTTTAGACTAAGGCAAGGTTACATCCGAGAAAACCTAATTAAATTAATTAAACTTTATTTTTTTGTAATTCCTAAAAAACCTCTTGGTCCTTTATCAATATGTTTAGTAAACCTTTCAACTCTTTCTTTTCTTGAACCACTTGTAGAAAAAGCACCTTTTACTTTCCGTGCCATATCTTTCTTTTTACCTACTGCTGATTTAATAGAATTTGGATTATATTTTACATAATCTTTAATTTCTCTTTCATCGTGGGCTGAAATTTTTGCCATATAATTACTTTTTTGACTTAAACTTACTAATCAAAGACTTACGCTTTGGTTTTTCTACTTTATTAACTTCAGCTTCTACAGCTTCGGAAACTTCATTAGGTTCTCCTAACTGATGAGATTGTATACTACCAAATCCTTCACAAATTGGACAAATATTGTTTTGGTCTTTTAAGCCAGACCCAGCACATTCAATACATTTCATATAGTTATTTATTAATTATTTACTCCACCAGGAGTTATCTTTATTTTGTTGTTTAGCTGCACCCATAATGCGTTGTAAAATAGACATCTTCTTTTCCTTGTTTTGCATCTGTGGTTTAGGAGTAGGAGGTGGACTATTTAGTCCTTTTTTTGGTGGTATTATGCCTGTTGTAACATCTCCACCTGGTATGTATGCCATATTATTTAATGTTAGGATAGTCTTTTTTTAAATGTTTAGGCATTGGTTTACCAAAACTTTTAATATGAGCTTTTTCTAGAATTTCTCTTTCTCTACTAGGCATCTTTTTAGCCATATTTTCTTTCTTCTCTTTTCTAGCTACATCTAGTTCATATCCAGATAAACGATTACGCCCTAATTTTTTTCTAATTTGGTCTTTTTCATAACCACTAAGGTCTGTCATATATTTATTTATTAAATAGGAACTGATTGTAAAAGTTGCTTAGATTGAATATCAGCTGCTTCCTGTGTTCCCTGTTCAGGATTAGCTGGGTTATTTAAGTCAGGTCCAGTTGGTGCGTTAATATCACTATCTCCAGTGCCAGGTACAGTTTCGTCTACGTTAGCACTAGGTACTTGTGGTGGTTGGAAACTAGGTAAGTAAGCTTCTGGAGGTATCGCACCCTTCTGAAATAACTGCCATAGAATAAGGCTTTGAGCTGCAGAGTTTGGGTCAGCAAAGTCAAGTTTCTTATACAGGTTTAATGGGTCAATAGCATTAGCACTCCATAGGTCAATAGCTTCGTTACGCTGTGTCAATGGGTCTTTAGGAATTAATGTTCCTTCTTTTACAGTAACAGTTAGGCTCTTAGTGAAGTTAGAATTGCTTAATGCTACTAAATCAGTACCCTCTTGCTGTCCTAATATATTAACGTAATGCTCGTTATCATAATGAACAAACATCATTTGTACCCATAAGTTATAAATAGTATCAGCTACTTGCTCAATATATTCAGTAACACCACCGCCAATACGAGATGCATCCATTTGGTTTACCATAATCTTACCTCGTGCTGTTTCCTCTGACTTAATACCTGATGGAGTTGAACCTGATGTACCGAATATATTAGCTAGGTTCATTTCTGCCTTTTCAACTGCTCTCCATACATCTCCAGCTAATTGAGGTGCTTGTCGTTGTACAATAACTTCATTAGGATTACCCTGCACTCTTATAGAAGCACCACGACGTAATGCACCAGCAGCTTCACCTGCCTGTTCTTGGGTCATAACTCGTCCATCAACTACTAAGCCATTATTCTGTGAGTTAATGTTCTTATCAAGCTGTCGGTAACGAGTATTAATCTGGTCTTGCTGAGGGATATTCTGAATTATAAGGGAAGTATTATCGTGTGGCTGTAATCCAATATTAAAAATTGATAGAAATACTACAGGTGCAGTTGGCTTTTTAAGGTGATTTTTACCTTGTACTTGCTCAATAATTTCAGTATTTGTTTCGCTATCAATGCGTACTGTTTCGCCATCATAGTTCCAGTGAGGGTTTTTAAATTTACCAAGAACCTCATTATTATTTAATACAAAGAATATATCAGTTCCTCTGTACCACCATTTAATATATTCAAGTTTAGTAGCCTTTTTTCCACCAGTTAAAACTCTAATATATTCTGCACTACCAGGAAATAGCTCGGCTAACTTACTAGCTGATGCCTTACACTTAATACCAAAATAATCTCCTTGAAATAGTCCTGCTTCATCAATATACCCATCTTTATCAAAAACAAGTCTTTTAGGGTTAAGTACAGTAGTCTTAATATCATCAATTTCAGTATCATAATCAACTTCAACAACTCCAACTAAGTATAGTAACCAATGGCGAGTAGCCTTAGCAAGCTTACGACGTAGTTTTTGAACATCAGCCTGATATGTTAATGTTTCCTTTACATTTTTAGCTAAGTTCTGTCCTTCATCACTATTATCAGCTTTAACTAAAGGCTCTGGGTTAGCTCTAGTAGCTATAGGAATAAAGGTTTCAATAGCTGAAAATAGTTGATTAACAATAATATCCTTACCCTCAATACTATCTACCATATCAACCTTTTGCTTACCTAACCAATATGCGATTGATTTATCCTGTAGCTTTTCAATATCGCCATAGTAACCAGCGTAATCCTTTAGCCATTGTTTATGCAAAGATAATACCTCGTCTTTAGGTATCTTAGATGTATACTCATCTTCTGGTTCAATGGTTTCTCCACCATCTCCGCTACCACTTTTATTAATATTTGCAAAAAGCCCTTGAGCATCTTTTACTGCTCCAAACATAGCTGCTCCTTGTATCGTTCTATCTTCCACATTTTTATATTAGTTATTAAAACTAGTTGCAGGAGTGGGATTCGAACCCACGACCTATGCCTTATGAAAGCATCGAGCTGCCTCTGCTCTATCCTGCTATCCTGTATACCCTGGACTAGCGAAATCTACGCTAGGGTATACTATTTGCGATTCTCCTTCTGCAAACTTATCAATTCCTATCCTCCATAATACTGTGGCTAATGCCCTATGGTCACGTCCATTTCTTACCCACTTAATACCTCGTACTTGGTTAGTCTTGTTATCAAAAATCTTAATTCTTGATAGGTTTTTCCAGTCTAACCAATACTCATACCAATCAGATTCAGTTCCTTGTAACTGAATTCTTTTGTTTCTAAACTCATCAACTACCCATTGTATACCACGTTCTCGGTCTACTGTAGCTTGTCCATACTTCTCACCTTCACCCCACCAAGCTATATCGTTATCCCTACGTTCACCAACAAAGTAACATAAGAAAACTCTACCTTGCCAACGTTCATAAAACTGCCTTGACCCTATTAAATCACCACCTGCATCCATAATTACAATAGCCTTTTTCCATCTGTCCATTAACTTATCAAGCTCATTGTAGTTAGTAGTATCTCCGTGAAAGAATAAACCCAATCTTTGGTTGCCTATAACGTAATCTATCTTCAAACCAGTATCAACACCTATAATAACTCGTTCATCGTTTCTAGGGGCATTCAAAGCCCCTGTAAGGTTTTGAAATAGTTGTTGTTGGTTTAGTTTACTATCACCACCAGAGTAAGGCAAACCTAATACATAATTATAAAAATACTCTGATGACTTATCTTTATAGTCCTTTAGTATCTTCTCTGCAGATATCCAAGAACAAATTAACTGAGGAATCCAATAACCACTAAAGGGTTTAGTTATACCATTTTTCTCTTGCCATTTCTTACTATACTTAGGTATCCAACGACCTTTCTCTCGGTCTTCATCTTTTAATTCGTGCTTACATAGCTTGCAAATAAATACTTGCTTAACAAAGTCTAAGCTTTCAGGAAACTGTAAGTAGTGTTCTTTCTTACAATGAGGACAAGTAATAAACCAATGCTTTTGGTCACTATTCTTCCAATGAATATCTACTCCATAATCCTCAACACTAGGGTGGCTAAAGTACCAACGCCAACCATTTGACTTAGCTTGCAAACGTGTTTCATATTGCTCAATAACACTTTGGTCAGAAGCATCAACTTCGTCGTGTATATTAAGGTCAGACGAAACCATCATAGCAGACTTAGTAGTAAAGCTTCCCCTATAGTGAATAATATTCTCGCCTACACTCTTTTGTTCTACTGTGTCGTGGTCTTTAACCCAACCTCGTAATACTTCATTTTGAGCTACAATACGATTTATTTTACCACCAGCCATATCCTGTACATCTCCCTGAGTTGGTAGTGTATAAATAATATCCTTACCTAGCTTTTTAGCTACCCATAAGCTTTTTACTATTTGAGTAACTGTTGCACCAATTTGAGGTGCTTTTAATATAACTTGTAAAGGACTAAGGTCATTTAATATATCCCATAAGAAACTTCTCTTTGTAAACTCTAACCTAACACCAGCTTCATTCTTTATCTGATACTTCTTCGTCCAAAGTGCTGGAATCAACTCCATCGCTTCGCTCACTTGTTCCTTTGTGTAAGGCATCTTTTTCAAGGTTATTTAATCTATTGGCTAATTCTACTATTTCTGAACTATTAGTAATCTTTTGACCTAATGTTGTATGGTCTACCTTTTCAGTCATATCCTTTAATACAATAGGTAAAGCAATTTCTTTAATTTCAACGTGGTAAGACATTGGTTCTTCAGCCATAGCAGCTAAATGTTTAGCAACAGCATCTTTAGCTAATTCCTTAATATGATACTCTCTGGCTTTTTTAATGATTTCTTCACTAAGAGGCCGTCTTCCACCACCTTTATTACCTAGAGCATTTTTATTACCTTTTTTCCCTGCCATATATAGTGTTTAAACAACATTTTTATTTTAATATTGGTAAATTCCTTATAATCTGCGGTTATATTTAGTTAATTATTATTTAAAAGGTTTTAATGTCTTTAAAACCAAGTAGTACATTTCCAGTTCCGTATTGTGAAATAGTACCTGCAGAAGTTCCTGCTGTTGTTACATAAGCATTAACAGTATTAGAACCTATATTATTAGCAGAAGTACAATACCACTTATAAGGCTGATACCAATCACATTGATAATAAGGTTTTTCAATATACTTAATTGTTTCAGTAATAACCTTTCTATCCTTTGAAAGCCTATCAACTAAATCTCGTAAAAACTTAATTTCGCTTTCTAAGCTTTTCTTATCTCTTTCATCACTATCCTCTTTTGTAAAAAGTATTTCTCGTGCTTCTTCTTGAGTAATTATCTTGTCCTTGACAAGTTCCTGCAATTCGCTAGGTGTAGGTAGGCTACTCAACCTCCAAATCAACTTAGTTGTCTTCGTCATATTAGTTTATAGTAATATAACCGCATATTGTAAAGAACTTATATAGGTATTTACTATAACCTCCACTCAATGGGGGAAAATGAGTGAAGATTAATCATTTTAATCCAATTACCTTTCATTAATTGGAGATTATAATAAACACTTATACTAAACCTTTTAAAATATCATATAGATTGCAAGGCTTTCCTAAAACTGTTTTACCTACAATCATCTTTTCACCAATATAGATAACATCATCTTTACCCTTATCTAGATTTCTAATGTCATCTCCAATAATTCTTACTCCATCAGCTTCAGTTAAATCAGCACCAGCATTAAAACCAAGTAGTAAACAATTATTAGCTTTTATTATATTAGCACCAGCACTATCACCAATAATTATATTATATTCTTTTTCCATATATTTATACTAAACTCATTTTCTCTGGGTAAACTTTATAATATAGATTACTACCAGGCTGAACAGTATCCCTCTTAAATACTTTACCATATAACCTAGTATTCATTCTTCCGTTCTCATCAATCCTGAAAGTACTAACTAGCTTACACTGTTTGCATATATATCTAACTCCATCGTTATTCTGAGCTATTTCAATATTATCGTGGCAGTTATTTATATTATCACAAATCATATTTATCCTCTAGCTAAAACGTGTTCTTTATATCTACTTACCTTCTTAGCCATTTTACTCTTTTTATCCTTAACTAACTTTTCAGTCTTTTCCATTTTACCTACTACATCTAGTGCTTCCTTAGACAATCCCATTTTTAATGCTTTATTTAATGCTGTGTGCATATATTTATTTAGTTATCGTTAATTATTGCACAAATACCTTCTCCATTATCATTTAAGAAATATTTATTCTCACCTTCATAAGCAATAATATCTAATTGCCAAGCTTTAAATAATAATGTATCTCCAACTTTAATGTCCTTTACCTCACTACCTACTGCTATTACCTTTCCAACTTCTATTGCTACTGGCTTTGATGATAAGTCTAGATTACCTACTGTTGGTATTTCTAATTCAACTTGAATCTTGTTCTTATAAGGATTAATAGCCATATTATTTAGTTTCTTTAGTTAAATCATCAACTATAGCACAATGCGTTGTAATAAATACTGCAGCATTGGTAACAGCGTTTTCTAAACTTACTCGTTCAACTTTAGTTGGGTCAATAATATCAGCCTTAATCATATCTACATACTTATCATTTTTCGCATCATATCCCATACCTTCAGGCATCTTTCTAACAATTTCGGTATAATCTTTACCAGCATTTTCACAAATTTTCTTTAAAGGTTTAATTAGAGATTTCTTTAATATTGCGTTTCCAATAGTATCTTCGTCTAATTCTTGGGCTATCTTCCAAAAAGCCATACCACCACCTTCAACAACTCCCTCTTGTAATGCAGCCTTTACTGCTGCAACTGTATCATCCGTTTTATGTTTTTTATATACTCGTTCTAAATCTGTAGCAGCTCCAATCTTAATTACAGCTATTCCTCCAGTTAATTTAGCAACTCTTTTAAGTAACATTTCCTTTTCATATTGGTTATTACTTATAGATGTTTCAGCTTTTAGTCTATTAGCTAAATGTTCTCCCTGTTCGGTCTTAGCTACAAATAATGTTCTCTTTTCTGTGCATATTACCTTATCAGCGTGTCCTAAGTGTTGGCTTATATCTAATTTATCAAATCCAATACCATTAGAATCACTTATTACTGTAGCACCTACTGTTGCAGCTATATCATCTAAATTAGTTCCAGATGTCTTAATTACTACAATGTTTAGTAATCCGTTAATCTTATTTACTACTAGTAAACCTAAAATAGATGGGTCAATTTCTTCACAAACTACTACAATCTCTCTTTTTGCAGCCTTATCCATTTGGTCAAATAAAGGCTTAATATCCAATACTGTTGAAATCTTTTTTTGTGCTACTAATACCAATACGTTATCATATTCTGCCTTAGTTCCTGTTGAATCATTAGCAAAATGTGGTGAAACAAATCCTACATTAGCCTCATAACCATTTTGTACCTCAGATGATGTTTCAAAAGTTTTAGATTCTTCTACTACGATAACACCATCAGCACCAACTTTTTTAATAATATCTGTAACAATTTCTGCTATTTCTTCATTTTCAGATGAAATTAATGCTACCTTTTTTACCTCATCAATATCTATTGACTTTGATGATTCTTTTAATTTTAAAATAATATTTCTACAAGATTCTTGAAGACTATTCTTAATCTCCATTGGATTCTCTGGTCTTTTAAGACTTTGATGAATAATCTCTTGTAAAAGTACTGCTGTTGTAGTAGTTCCATCTCCTGCATCGTCGTTTGTTTGTGCAGATGTATTTCTTACTACCCAGCTACCTAAATTTTTAAACTTATCTAAATATGATATTGAACCAGCGATTGTGCTTCCGTCATTAGTAATATGAGGTAAAATACTATCATCTATCATTACATTTCTACCCTTTGGTCCTAATGTTCCACTAATAGCATTAGCAGTTTCATCTAAACCAACTAACAACTTTTCAAATACTTCTTTATCAAATAATAATTGTTTCATATATTATTCTTTTAATAAATCTTCTATTTGGCTATCTTCTTTATCAAAAATCTCTTTGCTATTATCTGGATATACAATTTCCGTACCTTCTTTAGTTGCTTCATCGAACAAATTAATTTCATTTTCTAGCTTACGAGTTATAAACTTACCATATTTAAAAATTAACTCTCGTAATACCAAGTATGAAACTGTAAAAAATATAAGACATAATGCAAATCCACAAAAAAAAGCAATAAAAATCATATTATTACTTTTTTACTCCAATATCCTTGTTATTCAATTCTTCTTTAGCAACTGGTTCTTTTTTAACTTCCTTAGATACATCTTTTTCATCTTCTGACTTTGTTTCGTTTTCCTTATCTGTTTTAGGTGGTAATGCTACATCTTCCGTTGGTACTTCAAACTTATCAATTTCAGCATTAATATATCTAAGTTCATTTTGTAAAACTTCAATTCCTTTAATTCTATCAAATGCACCAGCCTTTAACTGTTCTAGTGTTGGCTTTACTAGTTCTGAAGTATTAAGTGAAGACATAGTTTTTTATTAAAATTAATTATTTTTTTTTAATTCATCTTCTTCTATCTCATCTCTATCATATTGTCTCATACATTTATTACAATATAGTAATTTTGAAGACATATTTGATTGCAGTAACTTATTATGACACTTCTTACAACGTCTGCTAGTAGGCATTTAGTTGCTTTAATAATAAACAATCAACCATCCAGTAGCCTTGTATAATTAAGGTTTTTAAATTTAATTGTTAATTCGGCTACAGACAGTTATCTCTCGTAGTGCTTGAGATTGCCTAATTACCAGTTTAATTAAGATAGAAGACTGAATTATAGGTACACTTCTTCTTAGGTTAGTTGAATAATTGACTGATTACTATGTAAAGTACACTATAAGTATACTACTTTAAATTAGGTTTGTAAAGTGTTTACCTGTTAATAACTTATTAACACCCCACCCTATTTACAAATTAAAACTAAT